AGATCGAATGAAGTCCTCCTCCGCAACATCCTTGTCACTCATGGCTTGAAGCTCCTCCGCAGACGGCATTATTGCTACTTAAACTCTGGATGTGAAACCCAGTATGGAGCAGTTTGCTGCGAACTTTAACGCGCTCCCAATTTCTCAGCGGAAGGTTAAGCTCGACCAGATCACGATGTTCCTACGCCAACAGAATGCACTTGCGGAAGCCGATGCATTTCAGGCGTTACGTTGTTGTTACCCGACGTTCCCTTTATCCGCAAACGAGCGAGCCTTTCAAGAGTTTATCGCATGGAGTGAGATTGGACGACACCAGGATCATCCAACTGTCAGACATATCTTGGCGCAGGGATAGATCGTCTCAGTAGTACTGGGGGAACGTATTGCGCAAACCCCAGTAAACGGTGCCGAACACCACGGCATGCGTAAGCACTTGCGTCATGCGGCCGGCACCCGGCGGCAGAGATAGGAGGACACCGGGAGACAAGAGAATAAAGAGCAACACGGGAATGAACACGTTAAGATCCATTTGTACTTCCATGCGAAAGAATCTTGTCGACGACGAGCCCCCCAGGTGTTCTACTCACGAGCAATCGTCCGCGATATCTATCCTGAAGACCGATAACTACGTCGAGCAGATGTTTCCGCAATATACAGGGGTATATCATACGATCGCCATCTACGACATTTGAATAAAAAAGGTGACTGCCGCCGCGTTTAAGCATGTCCTCGATTGCAAACGAGACCGTTTGAGTCGAGAACTTGATTTGTTGATTCTCCATTGCACTTCATGAATATAAATCATCTGTACGCAATGGCGGGATCTTGATTCGAAGTGGCGATGGAGGTGCTGACGCAACGGGGTGACACACATGTTCGGAGTGGATTCGCTGTAGATCGCCAATTGCATTCATTTGATGAGCAGTCCATGTGCGAGATAGAATCATCGGGTCGCGTATGTAACAAGTCTGCGAGACACCACCGGCCTCGACAAAGAGCAGCGACAAGAACTCGGTGTCCGTTCCGTTGTGCGCGGCGCGGACAAATTCTGGGACGAAGAGATATGCATACTTCATTGCGCGGGCAGGTTTTGTACCTGGAAGTTGTACTGGTCGCTGAAGTGCATCGTTGACGTACGCGTGACACATGAGACAATCCATTTTGATCAAAAAGTATTGTTATGTAGACCAACGAATCCGTTTTCAGTGGCAGTTAGAGTTAGTTAGATGACCGATGTTCCCGTCTTCTTTTCCACCTCCGCGAGGTCGGTGCGACGGTTCTGGAGAAGCCAGCGCCAGTCATCCTTCTGATTCTTGGTCATATTGCTCAGTAAGCGCGCCTCAATATCGGCAATCTCGGACCGCATCTCCTCCAGCGACTTGCGGGGAGGATGCAATGGAAACTCGTCGCCGTAGCGCTCCACGTAGCACTTGCGACAGTACATATCGTCAGTCCACAGATGGCTCGATACACCGCAACCGAGGCACGACTGCATGTACTCCTCGGCACAGAGGTCGCACATGCGGCCAGACCCGTCGCAGGTGCACTGGGGCTCGTGCTGCGGACAGTCCTCGTCGTCGCTGTTGTCGCAGACGCGGTACCCGAGGTCGTAGTCCCACTCGCCGCTGCACACATGCGTGGGTTCACAGTCCATGCAGAGGGCGTCCCCCTCGGGTGCGACGTTGCCGCACTCGTCGTTGGTGCAGAAGAAGATGTGGGTGTTCATGGTGTTGTAGGTTGCAGTGTAGAAGCCGCGGGTGTTGGAGTGCTCGCGGTTGAAGAAGAGATGAGTAGAAGGCATTTTGTCTGATCCGCCTCTACCTATGGCGTGGAAGGTAAGAATCCGTTTTTAGGATACGATCGTGTGCAAGAATCTCCGAGCGGACATAGCGAGTATCCTTTCCGGCTATAAAGAGACCCATGTACTGATCAAGTAGATTGTCCAGGGAGCGGCGAAGGTTGCGATTACGCTGCTCGTAAACACTGGGTCTGCGCAGGCGCATCGAGCGTTCGTGGTATGATCCATAAGTCGTGTGTCCGCGACGGAGCAGCTCAGATGAGAGACGCTGGTGAGACGCCATAGTAGTCGGAGTTCCAATTTTCCCAGGCGACATTCGTTTTTATTCCCGTCAACATATAATGAGCTCTACCCCGACGACTGCTGCTCCCGCGACTCCTGCTACGGCCACTACCGCGACTACGGCGGCGCAGCCCGCGACATTTTGGTCAGTAGTGACGCTGATCCTCGGATCGTTCGGAGGCGTTTTCGCATTCCTTCTTCATGCCGCTGCTGCAAAGCTGTCTTACGATAAGTACCAGTCGGTCGGTTGGGCTATTCTCGACTTCATGTTCGGATCGATATACATTCCGTATTATGCGTTTTTCTTGAATACGCCGTCGACTACACCTTCGATGGGCGGTCGCGCCCGTCGCCGGTAATACGATCGTACACAAATAACAGTTTGTTGTCGAGATCACGCACAAACAGAAATACCGCATACACGAAGACCATGCGGCCGCCGTAGAGTTCAATAAAGTGCTCAAGGCGCGCGTCGACGGGCAGAACTGGCACAATGAAGTGTACTAAATATGTGACCCAGAAGGACACGATAACCAAAAAAGACATCTCGAGAGTTACATCGGCGGCTTGAAAGAATAGACTCTCCTTCATCCATGCCTCATTGAAGCGGTTGAAAACCAACCGAATCAACGATGCCGTGACCGCACCAAGGACTACGTACACGATCGCGATGATGCTTAGGTTAAGAGTAAGGTTCACTACATGATGATCAACGGGGGGCAGCGCATTCCTGCCGACGTTCTTCATTACATTTTCACGCAGGAGAAGAGTATACGCAATGCAGTGTCTTCGCACTTGGGGTAAGCACCTGATTCTCGACGCTGCTGGGTGTTCGCCCAAGATGATCGGTTGTCCGAAGGTTATTGACGGATTTGCTCGCTCGCTGGTGAAGCGCATTGACATGGTACCGTTCGGTAACCCCCAGGTGGTCATGTTCGGGTCGGGGAACAAGAAGGGCTACACGCTGGTGCAGCTCATCGAGACCTCTAACATCACGGCTCACTTTGTGGAAGAGAACGACTCCATGTATCTGGACGTGTTCTCCTGCAAGAACTTTGACCCCGATGTTGTCGAGGAGGCAGTTAAGGAGTTTTTTGACGCAAAGTACTTCAATAGTAAGGTGATCCTGCGTCAGGCTCCCGTCGATGTCAGGACGGCGATTGGCAAGTACCATCTGTCTTAAGGTCCCCAGAATTCAGGACACCGTCCATCACGCGCACGCGTGTTATTTGAGCACGTTGTCAGCACCGGTGCGCTGACTTCCGTGAACTTCGGAATGCCCGGGTACATGTCCTTTCCGTTTGTGAACTGCTCCTTCTCCCACGTTGTCGAGAATGTAGCCGAAGCACCTCCTGTTGTGTTGGCAGCACACTTATCGGGACCGGATACACATCCAACGCCTGGACAATAAATCATTGATCCGTTACACTGAACGCCCGGAGCCTGGATAGACACGTATCCGGCTAGTAGTAAAATGAGGAGTCCGATGAGAATCCACTTGCTCATTTGTCTTTACATGAAGTTCTTTTTCACCCACTTGCGATCAGCCTTAAACGTCCGCGAACTCTTGGGCGCAGTGTGCTTCGTTAACACGGCTACTGCATTCAACTTGCGGAATGTGGACAGTGGTCCAACCTTCTTGATAACCTTGCGCAAGGTCTTGTGGCGCGCCGGCGCCTTCATGCGACTGCTATATCCCATCAGGGTGCCCTTCTTCAATGATACGATCAAGTTGCGACGAGTTATCATTTATAGTCTCCCCAGAAAACTTACGAACTGTGTATAGGCTGCGGAGTAGGAGGCATCGGTTGCGGTGGTAACTTGGGCGCAGGCGGGATCGGTTTCGTCTGGAATGCCTTCATGAAACCGAACATTTGTTACTCCGCGGGATTTTCGCTTTGCTTCGAACACGCCTTACATCCGGAACGCGGACTTGCGACCATCGGTCGACCGATGGTTGTCAAGTATAAAAAGAAGACGACAAGTGCGAGAAGAATCAGCCACTCCCACATTTACTTGTTTGTACATGCAATTTCCTGCGTGATAATACCGTTGAACATGACGCGTCGGAACAACTGACCATCGACACGGACGACTGCACACTTTCGTCTGGGACCAGATCGAACGACGCGCTCCAATGCCTCGGGATTTCTGTTCATAAAGTCCTGGGCACATTGCCAGTTATATTCGGGTACCTCGGGTGTATCTTGAAAGAACACGCAGCAGTAACGAGCCCCATGATAGCATTCCATGCAGAAGACTGGAGAACACCCGTGGCAGACGGGAATACCCTGTTCGTCGTGACTCGTAAGGGCATCATTCATGCAAGATGGGCAGATATCCATGTCGACACTGTCAACTTTGTTGATGGGCGTTTAAATTCGTTTTGTATAACAATGACCATCATCGCCGCTGCACAACATGCAGATCGCGAGAAGAAACTGAAAGCCCGCTGCAAAAAGGAGATGGACGCGCAACGTGCCAAGACTCAGCGTGCAAAGGAACGGGAGAAGGCAGCTAAAGCAGCTAAGGCATCTCCCACGAAGAAGACTCGCAAGAAGCGGTCTCCTGGTCTGACTGACGCAGCGCGCGTTAAGATTGCCGCGTCTCCGAGGACAATCGTTCCGCCTCTTGCCGAACCGATGATGCCCGCGCCCGTAGCGGCTCCTTCTTTGGCTCCGGCTGCACCTAGGGGCGGGCGCACGCGCCGTATGCGTATAAATCCCATTCTCAAGATGCGTTGGTAGCGTTTACAGGAATCTCCCGCGAACAGATAAATGTCGACCGCCGATGTACCTGCCCCCGTTGCAGCCGAGCCACCCACTGCCCCCGCGGTCGTTACCGCCGCTGCACCGTCCCTGTTCGATTCGATTGACTGGAAGAACCCCGTGCCGACTGTTAGCAAGCTGGCCACGCACCTCCACTCGCTGGACATGATGACGCCGGCCGAGCGCCTCACCATGCTCCAGGGTAGCCTCCTCTACGTGATCAATGCATCGTCGATGCCGGAGTTGGAGAAGGATGCCGCCCGCATCTTCGTGTCGACCATGGTTCCCCACATTGTCGAGACGGCAGTCTCGGGTATCGAGGCGGCAGCTAAGGTGGTTGCTGCGGAGAAGAAGGCATCCGACATTCTGGCGTCTGTGATGTCGAAGCAGCCGACGATGGTGGTCAACAATGTCGAGGAGATACTCGCAGCCGCAACCAAGCGCAAGTGGTGGTGTGTGTAAACAGCCTTAACTCAGGCTGTGTAGATAACCAATATGGGTATTCCTTATTACGTAGCGTCCTTACTTCGTAAGCATAAGCAAATACAGAAACCATACGACACATTTGAAGCCGATGTGCTCTGCATGGACTTCAACTGTTTTTTACATAAGGCGATTAAGGACGAGGATCCGATCGGGAGCGTGATTGCTGAGCTACGGATATATCTGGAACGAATGCGCGTAAAGAAAGTCTACATCGCGATGGATGGACTGGTTCCTTATGCGAAGATCGTACAGCAGCGTTATCGCCGGTTTCGTCTTCCCGAGAAGACGTCAATATTCGACCGTCATCAGATTTCACCCGAAACGCCGTATATGCGTAGTCTTCTGAAGGAACTGCGAATGGCTTTCCCGCAGGCTGTCATATCAGGAACAGACGAACATGGCGAAGGGGAACATAAAATATTTCGATGGCTACGAACCCTTGATCCACGTGAGCGAGCAACGATCGCTCTTTATGGACTCGATGCTGACCTGGTGCTCATCTCTTTGGCACAACGCGCTGTCGGTAACATATACCTACTTCGCGACGATGATGCCTTTTCCGTATCCGCTCTCGCGGATGTTCTTCCTCTTCCGGCAGATGACTACGTGAAGCTATGCGTTAAATACTTCGGAAACGACTTTATGCCCGCAATTGCCATGTTCTCTCTCCGCGAAGATGGACATGGACGTGCGCTGCGAATGACTGCAGAGGATGCAATCAAGATGGAAACAAAGGTACTTGTTGAGCGCCGAAAGCCACATGACGCACATATCGTCGCAGCAGACGGTCATGCCCTCGAGGCGCGTGTAGGTCTTCTTATGGACGGCGTTGTTGATTGGGAGCCGGTATGTTATGCATATTGGAAGACATATGCATGGACGCTTGAGTATTTTACCACATCGTGCGTACCTGACTGGTGCTGGGTATATCCGTACCCCGAAGCACCCCTTCTCCAAACGTTGGCTGATTTTGATCAACCTACGTCCTTCGTATGGGATCATCCGACTCCACCATTTCATGCTACACATCAGCTGCAGTTCATTCTGCCAGCGGAATCGCTTCGTACCGCGAAACGCAGAGTAAAGTTCCCAGATGAAGTATATGATGAATCAAAAGATACACGGCACCCGTGGATGAGGAGATATACATGGGAGTGCGACCCACTTATCTCGCTACCATGGAATCCGGCGCATCCGCTTACCTCCGTATGCGAAATCCGGCTGGAGTCATGACCAAACGCCCAGGTGAGCGGACGGACGTTGGAATAGGGCGAACCGGTTCGGATGTACTCTGATTACTCGGGATGAACAACACATTCTCATCGGGGATCATTACCTCGAATTCGTTGCTGCGGGTAGACATATAGCTAATTTCAATCTTCTTGATCTCGTGAATTTTCTTCATTGCAGCCATTCCCGATGCATCCTGAAACATACGCCAATGCCGAGTGATATGATTAGTGTAAGTGATACGGAAGCTTTGTGTATTATTGAACTTCACATTGTTCCGCAATGCATCAAAACAGGCCTGAACCGTCGGATAAACGGGCTTGTTGATACGGCGATTGACAGCGTTATGGGCGCGAAATGTAAAGAGCAGGAAATCACGTCGAGAATACAGCATATTGGGGAACTGAGTGCGATAGTTTGCAAGAAGTTCCGCAAAGTGTCCTTGGCACGACGGACACGTAATGGTGTCCCGAAACAGATCGAGCCATCTAATCATCAGCTGCCGTTCAGATTCACTTGGTGAATCCGGATATAGTGACGCAACCGAATGGAGAGTCATCCATCCCAATGGACCCCAAATGGATGTCATTAGTCTATTATGCGGGAATCATTCCGGCTTCTGTGCCGCTTTCGAGAATAAGCTTCGCCAAGTGGGGCGGCGTCTTGGAGCTAACAGCAAAATTCGATTTCCGAAGCTTCTCTCGAACTTGGGCATCTGTCATGCCGCGCACTCGACCCTGTGTACGCCTTCGTCGCTGCTTTTCGCCAAACGGGGTTAAGATTCGAAGCGTCCCCGGCTTGAACGGAGGACTCGATGTCGGATCGCGCACGCCTTCGATCTTGCGCGACGTCCTGCGAAGAGAGCTCTTCGGATATGTCTTCATATTCTTAACAGTTGTCTTGCGCTCGGAGCCCCCGACCTTGTCAATTTTGATTGTCCTATCAGACATGTTCCTTTACTCAAAACGGATAAACCTTATTTACAGTGGAAGCGGGGCATTCTAATACCATGGAGTGGGAAGCCGTCAATGCGTATTTCGCCAAGGGAGTTCGTCGTCTCGTCGATCACCAGGTGGATTCCTTCGAGGATTTCGTTCGTAACAAGCTTCCTCTCATCGTCCAGTCGACTGCACCCATCACTGTCTGGCACGAGCAGGATGAAGTTACGAAGAAGTACAAGTACGAGTTCCGGCTCTCTTTCGAGAATGTCACCTACATCAAGCCTCGCCTTCAGGAGGCAACTGGCCGCGTGAAGCCCATGCTCCCGATGGAGGCGCGTGTTCGTAACTTTACATACGCTGCACAGATGCATGCCGATATCCGCTTTGTTGCTCGCACGTACAAGGGTGCGGCACTGGATACCTTTGACGAAGAGTTCCGAGTGTTTGAGGGTATCTCGCTGGGTAAGCTGCCGGTGATGTTGGGGTCATCGCTATGTCTACTTAAGGACTATCCTGCCTCATTGGCCGATGTTGGCGAGTGTAGTCACGACCCGCTTGGTTACTTCGTCGTGCACGGGTCTGAACGCACAATCCTGTGCCAAGAGAAGGTTGCTGACAACCGTATCATGATCTTTCAGAACAAGAAGTCTGCGTCCAAGTATTTCTACTCGGTCGAGATGAAGTCACTCCACGAGTCCTTCACGACTCCGCCCAAGAAGCTGGAGATCCGACTGTCGTCCAAGTTTAATGGGTTCGGCTACCCGATGCTCGCATGTGTACCTCGTTTCCGAGAGGATATCCCAGTGATGGTGTATTTCCGCGCGCTTGGAATCGTCGATGACCGCACGGTGGCTCGCATTATTTGGGGAGACGAGAAGGACTCGCATGCGGAGATGCTGGGTGCATCCTTCCGCGACGTCGCCGAGTTATCGATCTTTACCCAGGATGACGCAGTTCGCTATCTGACGAATCACCTCCAGTATGGTACAAACCAGGAGGATAAGTGTGCATACGTCCGCTACCTGCTGACCACCGAGTTTCTACCCCACGTTCGGTTTGCAGGAGAGGCGGGTGCCCACGGGGCACCTGCGCCGACGCCAGACGTTCTGAATGCTCGCCGGACGATGCTAATGGCGTCCATGATTCGTCGGCTCCTGCTGACGTACTGCAAGCATATCCCTCTGGATGACCGCGATGCGTATCCGAACAAGCGCGTAGTTACGACAGGTGCGTTGCTAACGCACCTGTTCCGCCAGCTGTTCCAGAAGGTATGTAATGATACTCGTAACGAGTTCGTACAGGAGGTAAACAATGATGCATGGAAGAAGGCGGGTCAGCCTCTAGAGATCCTGAACATCAATAACCTCTACAAAATCCTCAAACTTTCCACCATCGAGGGTAAGATGAAGCAGGCTCTGGCTACAGGTAATTTCACAGTACAGGGTCTGGGTACTTCGAACTCGACGTCTCTGTCTAATGCAACCAAGGTGGGTGTCTCGCAGGTGCTGGCGCGTATGTCATATGCCGCCACATTGTCACATCTCCGCCGTATTCAGACACCGGTGGAAAAGTCGGGTAAGCTATTGGCGCCCCGCAAGCTGCACGGTACCTCATGGGGCTTCATGTGCCCCGTCGAAACCCCGGAGGGTCATTCCGTTGGTATCGTCAAGACAATGTCGCTTCTGACATCGGTCTCCCAACACGTTCCGTCCTCGACGGTTCTCCACTTCCTCGCCGAGATGCCCAATGCCCAGGTGTCGTGGATTACGACGCCTCGAGTCTATGATGGCACGTCCATCACGGTGAACGGCGTGCTTCTGGCGTATACTACGAATCCACACGGCGTTGTTAATGCCATGCGCGCAGCAAAGCACTCGAGCCGTCTTCACCCACATACGTCGATTGCGTGGTACACGCTGCTGAACTCGATTCTGATCGAGACGGATGGTGGTCGCGTTGTTCGGCCGGTGTTTCGCGTCGGCGCCTCACACCCGATTGGCGAGGATCGCAAGGATTGGAATGCATGGATGCGGACATGTGTTGAGTACATTGATGCGTCCGAGACAGAGACTCTGCGAATTGCACTCACGAAGGAGGAGGTGACATCACATTCTCACCACGAGATTCATCCGTCGATGTTGGTGGGACATATGGCGGGTACGATTCCGCTGTCAGATCATAACCAATCTCCTCGAAACACTTACCAGTCGGCCATGGGCAAGCAGTCGATGTGTGTTTACGCAACCAACTTTGCCAAGCGTCTCGATAAGAACGCATACGTATTGTGCTCCGTGACGCGTCCGATCGTGGAGACGCGATCAATGAACATTCTGAAGATGCAGGAGATGCCATTCGGGATGAACGCGGTTGTAGCTATCGCCTGCTACGGTGGCTACAACCAGGAGGACTCGATTATTATGAATCGCTCCGCCGTGAACCGCGGACTGTTCCGCGGACTCTACTACACAATGTACAAGGACGAGGAACACCGTAATGTTACGTCCGGTCGTGAGGAGAAGTTCATGCGCCCACAGAAGCACAATACCCGTAAGTTTAAGAACACGAGCTACTCTGCAATCAATGAGAATGGAATTCCGATTCTCCATTCGCATCTCGAGGAGAATGATGTGGTCATTGGCAAGGTTGTGAATCTGCGTCACGACACGGCCGGATATGCGTTTCGCGATGCATCGACGACTCACAAGAACGCCGAGGCTGGTCGCATTGACGGCGTCTGGCAGGATAAGAACTCGGATGGGTATCCGTTCGTCAAGGTTCGTGTGGTATCCGAGCGTATCCCTCAGATTGGTGACAAGTTCAGTTCGCGCCACGGACAGAAGGGTACTGTAGGAATGCTGTTAGACGAGCAAGATATGCCATTCACGGGCGCGGGACTGCGTCCAGATTTGATTATGAATCCACACGCGGTGCCGTCGCGTATGACGATTGCACAGCTGATGGAGTGTATCTTCGGAAAGGTGTGTGTCCGCAAGGGCACATTGGGAGACGGTACACCGTACTCACATTTGAAGGTAGAGGAGCTGCGTGCTCAGATGTTGGAGTTGGGCATGCATCCATACGGCAACGAGATCTTGTACAACGGGCAGACAGGCGAGATGATGCAAGCAGAGATCTTCATGGGTCCCACCTTCTATCAGCGCTTGAAGCACATGGTGATCGATAAGAAGCATTCCCGTGCTCGTGGACCCATCGTGTCTCTGACTCGTCAGCCGTGTGAGGGACGATCTCGCGATGGTGGACTGCGCGTTGGAGAGATGGAGCGTGACTGCATGATCTCTCACGGTGCTGCCGCATTCACAAAGGAGCGCTTGATGGACGTGTCAGACCCCTTCACTACAGGTATCTGCAAGACCTGCGGAACACTGGCCGTGGTGAATCCACAGGAGGGTATCTATTCCTGCGGATCCTGTGGCAACAAGACGGACTTCGTACAGAAGACGATCCCGTACGCAATGAAGTTGTGGATGCAGGAGTTGGAGGCTATGCATATTGTACCTCACATGGTCATGGAGTGATGTAAAAAAATCAACTCATGTATGCAATGACGGCGGAACCGTTGGAAAAATGGTTACTCGAAGCACACGGGGAAACAGTAAGAGAATATGTAACTATCAAAATTCCTCCGAACCTACGGATCCTATTTTTTTACGACCCAGACAGAGCTGATACGGAGATATGGACGTGTTCAAAAGCAATACCCAAGATATGCGCAGACTATACCAATGAAGGACATGCTCGATGGATCTATAACCCAGGGCTCCACCGAATGAGGAATCTTATGCTCTCATTCAAGGATGATGGCATGGGGTTTTACAAGTGCGAACGCGGAGAGAGAGCCGGTTATACGCCGGTTAACTTAGGGGATCGTTTCATTGGTCTTCAAGAGGCCATTGCGAGGTTTGTAAATGTTGCAAATGGGTTGGATCACGGCAGCGTCGGTGGGCCGGAGAACCCTCCCATCAAAACCGATCTGTATATGGTTACATGTAGTGCTCGCGGTAACATGCGATCTGCTCCAAAAAAAATTACACTGCTGCATGGGGGAGGCGGGCGTCGCCTCAAGCGGAAACATCGTACTCATCGCCGTCGCAAGAATCGACGCACTCGTCGTCATCGGTGAAGTGCATCCCAACTCACCGGAAACGCAGTCTTCGCTAACTCACTCACCTGACTCGCAACACTCCGAATCTCTGCCTGGGCATCGATTCCCATGCGGAGATGACATAACCGAGCATACGCAGCCAGTGAGCCTGTCTCGATAAACTCGGTCATCATGTTCTGTGGAAGAACCATGCGCGCCTGTTCAGGTGGAACGTTGTTCTTCAGCATGACATCATAGGTCGATATCGCCTCTTGACAGTTGATGGTCATCAGTTCACGGAGAGACTCGTTCTCTGGGTGGATGTCATCATTGCTTCCTTGCTTTTTGCCCGGAGCACGGGTTCGGAAGTGGGGGATATGGAATGTCGGCGGGTCATCTACGTAGCGGCGACTCACCTCGTTGCGCGAGAACCCAACCGTATGCCGAAACCACTCGCGCGCCATCCAAATCGGCATCTTCAACCGAAAGCGCAACTGGGGATGGAAGAATGGCGATGTGTGCTCGTGCTCTGCAAGGTACTTGATCAGCTTCGCATCCCTCTCGGTGAACTCATCTGCATGCTTACCAAGCGACACGCGTGCTGCATTTACTACAGTCAGATCATTGCCGAATACCTCCAAAAGCTCAACCTTGCAATCCTCGAACATGGTCATACGATGCCGTCATCATGAAGGTCGGATACATCGCTCTCGGACATCGGGCGGCGCTGACGATGTTTATAGATAGTGTACATCACACACAGTGTAGCGATAACAGCAACCGATGTGGCCACGCAAGATGCTAGAATAGCATCGGTGTCCATTCTTGTTTTCATGTTGTTTGTGTTTAATTCGCAATGTCTCTGGAAATCGTGCTTGGACCCATGTTTGCGGGCAAGACATCCTATGCGCTTAGTCTTGTGCGGAAATATGCTGCGCAGAACTTGCGGGTTTTGGTTATAAAGCCCGCAATCGATACCCGGTTTCAAAATCTTAATGAACTGACAACACACGACGGCGATTCGGTTCCATGTTACACAACGGATACTCTGATCAACATGACTGCCGAATTCCTGGCGCCCTTTTCGGTTATTATCGTTGACGAAGCGCAGTTTTTCAAGGGTCTTGTACCGTTTGCAGAGTTTACGGTTGATACGCTTCATAAGGCGGTTTACTTTATCGGGTTGTCAGGTGATTCTGACCGCCGTCCGTTTGGCGAGTTCCTCAATACGATTCCATTAGCCGACAAGATTACTCATCTGTCCAGCATCTGCATCTGCGGCGAGGTTGCGCTCTTTACTCGTCGTCTTCAGTCTGGATATCCACAAACCGCCATCGGAGGTGCTGAGTTGTATACGCCCCAATGTAGGACATGTTACGTCTACAAGTAAAAGTACTCACGCGGAACAATATCGAATAGGTTCGGTTTGCCCGCGTTAAACGCTGCGATTGATTGCTCATTTGGCCCCTCAACCGCAATTGGCCACATCAGCGCATCTCGGCGACATCCCATGATCGGATCAAACATCACCCAATCCGTAATGAAGTGCGACTGGTATGGAGTCGAGACATCGTCTACTTCAAAGATTTTGCAGAATTTAGCCGCCCACTCTCGTGTAATCATATAGCATTGTGCCCCCCACGGATTAGAGACACCTACGTTCCTGATTAGAATATGACCATGCGTGTGATAGTGCTCGCCTTGGGGAATGTTGATGTAACCCAGCGACAAGATATCTGTAGTTCCACCCTTCATGTACTCTGCAAGTGCGTCCACAATCTCATTGAAGCACTTGTGAAACCTCACATCGTCTTCAATAATTATACCCAACGGCTCTCCAGAATCGACCAATGCCTGCATACATCGGATATGTCCGAGAGTTGCCGCAAATCCTGTTGGATACGATGTGTCGCGCGCGAAACAGGTCGCTCCGCGCCGCACCACTTCCGGGTCGTCCTTTAGTGGCGATTGTACCAACACAATGTCAAGGTTCAGTGGCGCTGCGGCAGCTTTGAGGCGTTCGCCGCGGCCTTTGTCGCAATTCACCGCGTAAATGCGCATTTTAATGGAAGGTCGCCGAGTGTGTAGATTCTTGCCGCAGAAAAAATGTTGCGATGTAGCATACAAGCAATATGGGTGGTGGTCTTCTTCAGCTCGTGTCGTACGGCGCGCAGGATATCTACATCTCGGGCAACCCCCAGATCACGTTCTGGAAGGTGTTGTTCAAGCGTCACACGAACTTCGCGATGGAGTCCATTGAGGTGACGTTCAACGGCCAGGCGGACTTCAACAAGCGCGTGACGGCCATCATCAACCGTAACGCCGACCTGATGTTCCGCTCGTACATCCAGCTGGTTCTCCCGGCCGTGCAGCTGGACGGCAGCAACAACAGCGCGATCTCCCGTTTCCGCTGGCTCAACTATGTTGGCCACCGCGTCATCAAGACGGTGGAGCTCGAGATTGGCGGCCAGCGCATTGATCGCCAGTACGGCGACTGGATGCAGATCTGGACGCAGCTGACCCAGGATCTGGGCACGGTGCGTGCGCTCGATGAGATGGTGGGCAACACGCACGACCTGGTGCTGATGAAGGATCGCAAGGGCTATGCGCTGGATGTGTCGTGCGCGGGTGCTGAGCTGACGAACTCTTGCGCTCCCCGCGCTGGTACGCCGGCGCGCACGCTGTACATCCCGCTGCAGTTCTGGTTCTGCCGCAACCCGGGTCTGGCGATCCCGCTGATCGCGCTCCAGTACCACGAGGTGCGCATCAACGTCGAGTTCGAGCAGTGGATCAACTGCTGCTACTATGAGTTGGCCGTGTCGAGCACCCCGGCGCCGACGGCGATCCAGTCGCTCACGGCCGCGTCGCTCTACATCGACTACATCTACCTGGACACGGAGGAGCGCCGCCGCTTCGCCCAGCAGACGCACGAGTACCTCATCGAGCAGCTGCAGTTCACGGGCGCTGAGTCGATCACGTCTAGCTCGAACAAGATCCAGCTGAACTTCAACCACCCGGTGAAGGAGCTCGTGTGGGTGTGCCAGCGCGACTCGTTCGTCGACTGCTCCCAGCCGGCTCCCTCGTTCATCGCCGAGGTCAACGGCTGCCAGCCGTTCAACTACTCCGATGACTTCAGCACGGAGGGCGTGATCATGGACGTGCTCGCCCGCGGCTCGCTCGGCGGCGGCGCGGCGGCGCTCAACGTGCCGACGACCACGGACGGCTCCTCGGGCCCGTACCTCCCGGGTCTCGGTATCCAGATGGGCCCGTCGCTCAACGGCGCGTCTTGGCTGGATAGCAACTTCGGCTCGATCGGAAACGACCAGCAGTACCTCTTCGAGGACACGACCAACTACCTGCTGGCGAAGGTCATCCTCGACTCCGGTACGCGTTGCTCTGGCAAGTGCCCGATTGAGGTCGCCAAGCTGCAGCTCAACGGACAGGATCGTTTCACGGAGCGCGAGGGACGTTACTTCACGTATGTGCAGACCTACCAGCACCACACCCGCACGCCCGCGGCTCCGGGTATCTGCGTGTACTCCTTCGCCCTCAAGCCGGAGGAGCACCAGCCGTCTGGCACGTGCAACTTCTCGCGTATCGACAAGGCGACCCTGCAGCTCACGGTGTCCGTGAACACGGTGCGTGCCGGCCGCACTGCCCAGGTCCGCGTCTACGCCGTGAACTACAACGTGCTCCGCGTGATGAGCGGCATGGGTGGCCTCGCGTACTCCAACTAAATACCCAAACACCAAACACCAAACCACAAACAAAACCAAATGAGGGTAGATACCTACCCTGATTGGTGAAGAACGCGAAGGTGGAGAGCATCTGGGTTGGGGCTAACCCACTTGACACCAGCTGGAAGTGGTCCAGGCGCTGGCTCAATACCAGAGTGTGGTGTCGTTGGTTTCACTCGGGCGGTTGTGTTATGAGTGAACAGGACCTTCCAAAAACGCCCAAAGAGATCGTGTGTTGGATTGACGTTCCACTTCTCATCCTTCCGGTTGTAAGGACTGTGGTACGTCTCCATGAGATACTCGTAGACAGACTTGGGATGACGCCGAATCAGCTCTTTAGACGCTGAAAACATTGGCCCATGTCCCCAAACATCGACGGTTGACGCCGGAAACGGTTGATCTCCAAAGATATGGTCATACCAGTCAGATGATCGCTGCCACATTGGGTGGCGCTTTGATGGCTCTTCGTACATAAACTCAAGATACTGCTGGTTCGTGTAGTGTAGATTCAGATTCCAGACTCCGCGGATCGGAAAGGCACCAACGCTAGAATAGTCCCACTGGCCGGCTTCGCGCACGAACGCCTGAAACTCATCTGGATCAACTCCGCCTAAATCAACATTGAGCTTGGAGAAAATGGTGACGTCATCCAGGTTATCATAATTCGTATAGATGTGGTAGAGAAACGCATAGTCGCACGAACCGGTATTGTCAAGGCGGATGATCTGACCGCCACTCGGTGGCACACGATCGGTTGGGATCGATGTCATGAAGGGGAGAGAGTCGTCCTTCTCGTAGACAATAACCGGAACACCGCAATGGATGACTGCTCGCTCGATATGCCTACTATACCCATCCCATGTCTTTGTTGCCTCGCTTAGGCCGGGATAGATAGATGTGACGAGACGAACCGGTACGGGCATGTCTGTGCACAATCAAGTGCGTTTAAACAGAATACCCCTAGTGACAAGTGAACATAAGGACGTATTACTGATTCGCACGCCCTATTTCGAGGAGATGAAGGAACAGCTTACCGCGATACACCCATCAATCTCAGTTCACGTACTTGACATCTAAATATATATATCGACACGATACAATGCTCCCCGTCGTGATCTCATTTGCAAACTTCGGCTATCTCGACTTTGTAACCAATATCCTGATGAACGTTCGCGAAGTGTTGAAGAACCACCGGTTCGTTATGTATTGCATGGATCGTCAACTGTTCGATGCTATTCAGTCGTTCGCATCCGATCGTATCGAAATCGTATTGCACGAACGCGACGTGACGAAAGGAACGATTGACTATGGCAACTCTGAGCCGTTCCTCAAGATGATGAAGGTCAAGACAGAGCTTATTCGCGAAGCCGTCATCAAGTACGGGTTTGTGCACTTTGTGGACGGCGACGTCGTGTTCTGCAAGGAACCGACCGAGGAGTACTACGCGAAGTATGCAGACTACGATATCGTGTACCAACGCGATGCACCGCCCCCCAACGCACCGTTCCACGAGTGGACCTGCACTGGGAACTTTACTCTGCGCCACACAGGTCCAACGATCGGGTTCCTGAACACGCTTCGCCTCTACCAGGGCCGACTTCAAATGAACGAGCAAGAGTGCCAGCGTGAGATATTCCGAGACTGCAAGACAACCGATATCCGCACATTCCCTCACGCCAAGCTAACCGAGTTTCCGATGGAGGAATTCACAGGAGGATTCGGTATCAAGGATGGATGTGTGGATCCTGCGGGCATCATGGTCTTCCACGCGAACCACGTCGTGGGAAAGTACCGCAAGATCGAATTGCTCAAGCAGCTTGGCAAATGGTATTTAAGCTAAACCTACCCCGTATACGTATGGAGACGTTTCGCGAGATCGGCAACCGCGTGGGAACCGACAAGTGCACGCATCATGGATACGATCGGTTCTACCCCATGTTTCTGGAGACGTTTCGCGGACTGTCGGGTTCTATGCTTGAGATTGGCGTGCAGGATGGAAACTCGGTTAAGCTGTGGCTCGAGTACTTTCCTTTGTTCCATATCTTCGGACTGGATATCAAGGCCGAAGAGAAGGGTGAACGGTTCACGATTACGAAGTGCGATCAGAGCGATCAGAACCAGATCATGAAACAGGTGGATCGACTGAAGGGAGAGACGTTGTACTTCATCAATGACGACGGTTCGCATATTCCCGAGCACCAGCTGATTACGTTCAACTTCTTCTTCCGCGACCTTCTCCAGCCTGGCGGCGTGTACATTATCGAGGACGTCGAGACGTCGTATTGGGTTCGCGATGATTGCTACGGATATCCCACGCGCTACGGATACCGCCACCCTCGGTCTGTGCTTGAGATGTTCAAGCAGCTCGTGGACGATGTGAACTGGCACACTCTGAACGAGGACGACAGACGCAAGCAGGATGCAGCCCTCAGTCCGTACTTCTTCAAGGAGACACGGTCAATGATCCAGTCGATTCATTTTGTTCAGAACTGCGTCGTGATCGTCAAGAAGACCGATGAGGACCACGCATATACGAACCGCGAGTACCGCTACAGGCGTTATACCTAGAGTCCTTTTTTGCTCGCAATGAATCATGTACATTGAACTCCTGAAGAAGACACTGTTGGACTCGATCTACGGTAGCCATGTCCTCGGGGAGGGAGTAGCTGCACCGGCACATGCTGTGGAGAATGGAACCTACTGGCCGGAGCGTGCCCATACCATGATTGGTCTGAAGCGATTGACGAACATCCAGGAGTGCTTCGAAACGGTTGTTCGCGAGAAGATACCCGGCGACCTTATTGAGACGGGTGTATGGCGCGGTGGAGCTACGATTCTGATGAAGGGGCTCGTCAAGTACCACAACGAACCCCGCAAGGTGTTTGTTGCAGACTCGTTTGAGGGGCTTCCGAAGCCAGACGAAAAGTATGGTGCTGATGCAGGCGATATCCATCACACGCTGAAGGTTCTAGCCGTGGACGTGGAGACAGTCAAGAACAACTTCCGCGCATACGACCTATTGGATGATGACGTGATTTTCGTCAAGGGATTCTTTGAGACTTCGCTCAAGACTGCGCCGATTGATAAGCTCTGCATCCTGCGCCTGGATGGCGATATGTACTCATCTACCATTCAAGTCCTTGATCAGTTGTATTCCAAGGTGTCGCCCGGCGGGTTTGTCATTGTCGATGACTGGACGTTGCCTGGATGTCGTAAGGCGGTTGTTGACTTCCGCGCCACACACGGAATAACGGCTCCGATGGTACCCATTGACGATAGTTCTGCTTACTGGCGGGTCTGATACTTCCGGAGGATGTCTGCGTGTTCTTGCGCCTTTTCCACGCTTGTTAACTTCTTTGACAGTTGGTTTGAATGATGGCGATCAATATACGTGAATGTTTCAATAAAGAATGACGGCGGACCCGCTGCCAAATACAGACGGTGAAACCAGTCCATGTCAAGAACCCAAATAAATCGCGGATCCATCTTAACATGCTTCAACGTATCGCGGATCACGACCTTGGTGGGACCACCAATCGTGTTCTCGTGGAGAATATCACCTATCCAAAAGGGCACATGGTACCCATCACTCACTGGGTCAAACTGACATGCAACTGCGGTCCAGTGCGAGCCTGTCTCATTCATGTACTTGACGACATTCGCAACCGCGTCTACATGTGCAAACCGATCATCCATTGCTATGTAATGGATGTACGTTCCCGTCGCATGCTTCAAAGCATTGTTCCAGTTATGACACGGGCTCCCATAGTTCTCCGTGTATCGAAGGTAGATGAGCTCAACACCGCGCATGTCAAGTCCGCGAACAAGGATCTCGATCTCATCGTTCTTACTGTGATCGGAGACGACACATTGAATCGGACGATATGTCTGCATAGCAACCGATTCTAGGCACTGTCGCGTATAGTCGGCTCCATATCCATTGCATTCGTATGTGGTAATCAGTGCTGAATACAAAGCGCTCGTCATTAATAAACCAATGGAAGTCTTCTGTATACACCTTCCGCACCGTAAAGACCGTATGGAGAACATCAAACACTTGCAGAAAAACTACCCCTCATTGACTATTCGGATCTTCGAAGGGATTCTAGATGAGAACGGAGCACGTGGGTGTCTGCGCTCTCATCAAGCGTTAATCCGAATGGCGAAGGAGCAAAAGCGCCCCTACATATGGGTGATTGAAGACGATTGTAGGTTTACATTGACCAACGGCGCACTGGCGACCCATGCACGTACTATTATTTCTCATCTCGGTAGTTCAAAAGTAGATATTGTGAACGGCTGTGGAAATCTCGGTGAGTATGTGATCAACTCAGTTGTTCCCGCGAGCGGTATCTTCTTTCTGAAGTCCCCGGTGTTGACCACAACTCACTGCATGTTTTACTCGTCTGCGTGTTATGACAGGATGCTTGCGTTGCCAGACACTACTATCCTCGACGGATCGAAAGGTACGAACTCATGCAACATGGTGTATACGTTTCCCTTCTTGGGTACACAGATACCGTCGTTCTCGGATATCGAGGAAAAAGACGTATACTATGACCAGATCTTGAATTCGATGGGTTTCGTGAAACATGTGTTGACTCGTGACCATTACTTGTAGGTGAGTAGCATGTTCACCAGTTCGTCAATCTTTACCTTACATGCCGGGTCGCTGTAGGGTCGTACAGAATGACTGTCTGCATACACGTCCAACCGCATGTGTTCAAGCGTGTACTCCCATTTACCGCGATCTATCCGGAGGTGTGTTCGAGGAAGAAAGCTGAATACAGACTGGTCTGGATAGCTGTTAATGAGCTTCGTAGTATAGTCTTCGTCGATGCCCCAACTCGGCATTGTCTGATGTTGGCCATGTATCTCGCGCGGTACGTACGAATGTGAAGCCAGATCCCGCACAGATTGTTCCCAGCTCGGATTAATCCGCAGTACAGTTGTCAGCATTCGACCTGTCGCTACATGATAGCACACCGGAATGATGTTATCGGATGAATAGAAGTAAGCGCCCCGCGGCTGAGCTGCGAACCGATCGGGGCGGACGCGGTTCAGTGGCGAATACAAGTGAACGTAGCGCGTGGCGGGAATTCGCGAAATTTGATCAAAAAAATAGGTCTTGGATATCGGGAACATATCAATATCTGATACAATACACACCTTGTCTGGAAACAGCGTGGCTCCCCAAAAGCGACCCCAAACGGAATGCATATACGTAGGAATCCCCGGGACAGGCTTCAGTTTCAGTACGCGACCGTATGTTGTGTCAATGGGGATGTCGTGGTTCTCGTCGATGTAGATGAGAATCGGCTCAATGCCCATGCGAAGTCTCCATACTTTGGAGACGAGTGGCCAGAAGTCCAAGTAATAAGGGTTTGAATCGCAGCTGTGAAGCGCTATCTCCGGTCTCATCTTATATAGGATTCAGCACGAAAAGGGACGGGTTTTGACGGAGGATGGACATAGGGATCTGTCCACTTATCGACAATGCAGACAGGATACTGTGAATAAAATGCAGCGAGAGAGTTGCGAAGAACAACGGGGGTGGCGCCACATAGTAAAGCCTCGTAAAATCGATGCGTGTCCACGCCCGTCCCTTCTGGACATAATACGAATTGAGACCGGCACAGATCTGTATGGTAGTCGCTCATTGAAAGATTTGAACGTATCGTTACGCGCGGGTCGCCGCGGATAGCCACGAGACACTCTTCGCGTTTCGTCGCATTGGTATGTGGTAAGAAGTTCGCATATGCCTCAATGTCACGAGGAATGAGTGTATTTGCAAATGAGGATGCCCACTGCAACTGTTTGTCCGCGAACCCAAGTGGGATGGGTGTTAACTGTGGATGCCTAACAGACGCGTTCACGGCGTAGATATGGATAGCGACCGGTAGCAGTGTACGCAGTTTAATCTCGTCGAATGGCTCATCTGAGTTGTGTACCACGAAAACATGTTTTTTGAAAGCCACGCGAGGCATGCGCTGTACAAAGTCAGATACATGGTCACCGTTGATAAACACACGATCTCCATTCCGAGCCGCGAGTGTATACCGTGGCGCATTTGGGTATCGTGGATCGTGAACCCACCGACAGAGCTCGGCAAACGACTGTCCCGATATCATTTGCTACGTAGAGAGACAAGTATGAAGGTCTTTTCCTTCTGTCTATATGGTCCGTACAATGAACGATACTATCCTGGGATGCTTCAAAACCTTCAACTGATCAACAAGCATTTTCCGGACTGGTATACGTTTATCTATGTGGGTGCAGACGTCGATATACACAGCGTTCGTGTATTCCAGTCAGCCCCGAGGGTTATCATTCGGTTCACCGGTGAACTGGGCTCGATCAACATGATACATCGTTTCTTTGCAATTGACGAACCCGGGGTCGAGCTGATGATGGTACGGGATGCAGATTCGCGCATTCACTGGCGGGATCGCTGGGCGATTCGACAGTTCGATCGGGCTACCTCTTTCCATGCACACGCTATCCGCGACAATGACCAGCATACCGCACCCCTGTTAGGAGGGCTCTGGGGTCTCCGCAAGATGTCCGGTATTAATGTCCACGACGAATATGCTATTTTTAAGTCAAATCCACTAGAGCTTGGGTTTGCACATGATCAGGACTTTCTATCAGTTCGCATCCACCCAAAGGTGATGGGTCACCTTCTGGCTCATGTAGGCGGTGGTGCCCCAAGGGGTATTGGTGAGACCACACGAGAGTTCCCGTTCAAGTGGAAGAACGAGATCTATTGTGGCCGCGTTGAAGGCTCGGATTTTCGGGATTCCGAAGATCCAACGTCCAACACGCCTTTCCGGATGCCACCTATGAAACTTTCTAGGTGATTGATAATGACAAAGACTCAGCGCGCTATCGGTTCTCGGCGTAAGGTATGGAACGGAACTGCGCAGAAGACACCCGGTGGGCTGACGAAGGGTGACCTGATGATGAACAAGTATGGTCGCATTGTCTCGCGCAAGAAGGCTGCGCGAGCACGCAGCGGCCGGGCGTTTACGCGTCGGCACAGGGGCGGAGGTGAGGAGTAAACTGAGCCCTCATGGAATCAAACTCCGGCCGGAATAATTCCTTGGTGCGTTCAGCGGCCAGTTCAGGTTGGTTATTACGTTGATACGCAAGTACAAGCCGATAGAAAATATGAAACTGCTCGTGATCCGCCATCCGTGGGAGAACGTTGGTCAAGTACCCCCTACGCAACGACTCCCCTATCCGAATAGACGTCCGAAGATCACCGCGGGCAAGAGCAAACTCTTGTATGTAGTAAGCAACATCCTGCTTACGACACACTGCCGCCTGGTTACACATAACGTCCCCATAGTCACCTGCGCCAAGAGGCGATACCAGTTCGGGGTATTTGGAAGCCGTATACGCAAACATTGTTTCGTCCGATGGACAGTATCCGTCGTCTAATGCGCGCCGCCATTCGGTCGTAACGGTCGTAGCAAAGTTGAGTATCTGCTCCCTGCGCCCCGTAAAGCACCCGCATGCAACCCATCCGTGGTTGTACCGAAAGAAGTCAGTGTGAGTATGATGGTCGATAATGTTCATCATGAATATGTTTACATGATCGGGATCCCACCATTGTGCGAGTTCCGTCAACCCCGTGGATGGAAGCGTGATACGAATATCCACCCAGGCAAACCACTCTGTCTTAAACACGTTCGATTCGGCGGTGCGCCGAACAAACTCTACCTTGTGATTTATGATCAGGTAGTAGAGATCCGTGAATTTCTGTGGAGATACGTTGACAACCGGATTCTTCGCATTGTTTCTAGCAATTGCATCGCGCCAGTGCCAGAACGGCAGATCTTCAAAATCAATAACCACAAATACCGTTGGGCGTTCACCGCGTATCTCGCGAAGTGGCTTTTCCAGGTCGGGCTCGCAGAAGATAACGAACGGGTGTGGTGTGTCGATCAGATTCTTCGCGACTTCAATATAGTCTGTAATTCGACTAAAGTGGTCTGTATTCACGCCGTCCATTCCTTCGCGCTTGCGTAGGTTATACAATGCAGTCACGTACGTAACAGAGTCCATTGCGATGTATAACTTGGCCGTGTCTAAGTCGGGAGAAGATCCATTGATATATAGTATATAAGGACATGAGTGCCGAAGATATTGTCGTCATGTCGGCCATTGAAGTCTTCGGAGACCTCAACGCGCGGTGGTATGCTCAGACCAGCGATCCAAAATACCTAGCAGGCGGCGTTGTTGGATATTTGGGCGTTCTCTATTACCTTATTAAGTGTCTCAGAACACGCAACCTTCTGTACGTCAACGGCATGTGGGACGGAATATCAACGATCTTAGAAAGCCTCGCAGCATATGTAATATTGGGTGATCGATTGGACAGTCTTGAGCAGTACGTCGGACTTGGGTTGATTATTGCAGGTCTTTTCCTTCTCAGGGAGCACGTTTGATCACGATACCTATACTTGATTTTTTTAGGTGAGGAAGATAATGGAAGCCGTCGCAGCCGTCGCCGCGGTTGCTCTCGCTGCGACTGTCGCAGTCGCGTCAGTAAAACCATCTGACGGCACTGCACCTTTACCGGGGTCGACCGCCATGGCACATGCATTTAGTACTCTTTCTGGCGCGCCACCCACACCGGTGTCCACCGCTATGCCTGTCACAGAGCCAGGATCGAAAACACGCGAAGAGATCGAGAGCGAGTATGCAATTGCAAGTAGCCAACGTAATGCCGACTTTTTGAAATCGGAGTCTGAGCGCAGACCCGAAGAGGCGAGTGGAGCACCTGCACGGAAGGCTGCGTTCGATGCTCAGGAAGCGGTGTTCAAGCGCAAGATGGATGATGCCCTGAAGGCTGTTGCGGATAAGGCTGCCAAGGATGCCGCGGATAAGGATGCCAAGGATGCCGCAGATGCTAAGGCTGCCAAGGATGCCGCGGATGCTAAGGCTGCAGAAGAGGCGGACGCAAAAGCCGCATCGGAGAAAGCCGCCGCAGATGAGGCAGCATACAGTGCTCATGCCGAGGAAAACGACACACAACTCATGGACGATTTTTGGGCGGCGTTCAAGCGCGGCGTGTCTAGCAGACACGAGAAACTCGGTGATGCAATCAAATTGGCAATGGATGAACCGCGTCTTCTTACACGGACTTATCCTCCGGAAGATCCTAAGCCGTTCATCGTTCAATTAATTACTATGGCGATCGATGCTGCAAAACAGAACGAGGTCAATGCCGGTATCTGGAATGGAGATTTGGGAAATAATCCATTTGCCAGGAAGACGTATCGGAGGAAACTCGAGCTCGACGCCCGTAAAGAGAGACTGTACAACGCTTTGATGCCCACATCGAAGGTGCCGGATGTTACGCAGACCGATCAGACAGATGAGGAAGCTGCGGCAAATGCGAGGATGAGCGGTGGGAGGCATCGGACTCATAGGCGTTTCATGCGTGGCGGAGCTTCGTCGGGCGAATTGGCTAAATTGACCACAATGACCCTCAACGAGCTTGCTGAAGACGGTACGGAGATGTTCCTCTTCGACGCCGTGAAAGCATTTTCTATTCTCGTGCGAGCAGATCCATCTGGTGAAAAGGCTGACCGAGATATCAATTCAAAGTTATTGGACGTATTCAACGCCTTCCTTGCATTCAAGAAGTCGGCTGAGTCGAATCCGAACCACCAACTGATCGCGGATGCACTCTTTACTGGGGCAAAACCACCCTACAATCGTTTTATGATCGAGTCGCGCAAGCTTGGATTCAAGAATGCGTTTAAGACGTACGTTGAAACCCCTGTTGAGGATCTTGACAGGTCGTGGAGGTGGCCTGCTCCAGCGTCTGTCGCAGATGCAGAGCGCGCACCGAGACCCGAAACTGAACGTCAGCTTACGCCCGAGGAACAGGCGATGGTCGATAGTGAAACAAAGCGACTCGCAGAAGCCGAAAAGGCGCGACGCGAGGCCGCATTCGACGCATCTCTCAAAGATACCTGGCTGCCACCGGAACCTACAACGGAAGAAAAACTGGCTGCGGCGATGCAGAAGAGTTCGGCTCCGGATCAAGATACACCGGAAGAGGCGGCTGCGCGGAAGGCCTTTCACGAAGAGAATGCGAAGGCTTTAGCTCAGTCTCAGGCCGCGATGCTCTCTGCGAAAAACGAAGAACGCACGAAAACTTTTCTAGAATTTCTTAAGAACAATCTCAACCATCCGATAGATACAGATAAACAGGCGATTGAATTGATTAAAGAGGGGGTTGACGTTCGTGTGACAGATCCGGTGACCGGGATGACCCCTCTTATGTACGCAGCACAGGCTTTATTGCGTGGGAGTGTCGAGGCAATCCTGAAAGGGAAATCGGAAGAAGAAAAGAAGGAACTGGCGAGCACACAAAGTTTCAGTGGCGCTCAAGCGCTAGACTATGTTGCGAGACTCCCCAGTGACATCGAAAATCGTGACGACTACGTCAACTACAACCTTAAGATCGATCTGGACATTGAGCGGAAGATCGATGAGGATTTGGCCACTCCAACAATACCGGTCGTTCCTAAAACAAATGATAGCTTTGAGTTCACTAACCCGGGCTGGCTACCCCCAGCGCCCGTAGCAGTCAAACCCAAGTACACGCCTGAGCGAACACTTGCGCTCCCGCTTCAACCGACGGGCGACGTACAGATGATTTCTAATCCCATGCGGCCAACTTTGCCCTCGCGCTCGCCCGTGCCCTCTGGAAAACTCACGTTGCGTCAACCCCCTAGAACACGTGGCGGCAAGAGGGGTCGGACTTGGCGCAAGTCCCGCAAGGGCGGTCTGTGGTGGAACAAAACGGACAAACAGGCCATCATTGCTATGCTCTTTCCGATCACGAATCCGAAACAACCTACACCACCCTTACCCGAAGGTACTCTGACATTGCGGACGTTGCCACCGGCTCCTCCTGCCCCTGCTCCTGCTCCTGCCCCTGCTCCTGCCCCTGCTCCTTCCCCTGCTCCTGCCCCTGCTCCTGCCCCTGCCCCTGCCCCTGCCCCTGCCCCTGCCCCTGCCCCTGCCCCTGCCCCTGTTCCAGAGAGCGAAACCCCGAACCCAACACCTCCAACCCCCGAAGCGCTTGCTCCGATTGGGCTTCCTGGGCGGGGCGCACGCGGTAGGAAGGCATACAAGCTCGCAGCCGATGAGGCAGCTGCCATAGCTATGGAAGAATTAGCCACCCCACAGCCAGATTTACCTCCCGCACGTCCTGCATCGAGTTCGATAGATTGGAGCCCGCCGCCACCGCCGCCGCCCGTTGCAGTCGACCGAACTCTAATCGATAATATTGAAAAGGCCAAGGCCAGGGAGCGAGCAGCATTGGCACGCGTTGCCATGCTCAAGGCCGATGCTGCAGCCAAAAAGTATGATCGACAGACTGGAGAGATTGCCAACCAACTCAGATCGCTCAACGGAGGCGTGACTATCAAGCGTCGTCGTGGACGGAAAGCGCGTAAATCGACTTTCAGAAGACATCGCAATCATTGATAAACAATGTCAGACGATCTTGTCATTGCCAAGACAGTACAGACCGCCCCCATTCGCATCCTCGCAGAGGGGCTGAAGTCTATGCTGGTGGAGATGAGTCTGGTCTTCGACAAGGACGGTATTCGCATGATTGCAATGGACAACACTCGCACGGTCTTGACGCATATGCGTCTCCATGCGTCCAAGTTTGAGGAGTATCAGTACAATCACACCGCTCCGCGTTTAGACGTGGGGTTGAATACCGACCATTTCTATCGCATTGTGAAGACGGTGACGAACGATGATACGATCACGTTCTCCGTCTCGAAGTCGGAGTCGAACCACCTATGCATCACGCTCGAGAACGGCGAGAAGAAGCGCCGTATCCGGAACAAGCTGAACCTGCTTGATCGCGATGAGTCGGACATCAACATGCCGGAGACCGAGTTCTCTGCGCGTATCACGATGCCCAGC